CCCTCTTCGAGGACACTTCGAACGTGTACCACCATACCGTCGTTCCCGAAATGCACTGCACCGACCTCCCCGATGATATTCTCGAGGATCTGCCCACCTTCTCGTGGCCTTTCTGTCTGACCATGAGCAAGATGCAGCCCACTGGGTCGCTTAACTTCTCTCGTATCGATAACGCTAAGCTCACCCTCACCAACCCCTCGGGTGGTAACTCGCTGCACCGTGTGTATGCGGTCAACTATAACATTCTCCGCGTGAAGAATGGTATGGCTGGTGTCGCTTTCGGTAATTAATTCCAGTTGTCAATCAAAGTTTTCGTCTTTTCATACATCCCCTTCCCATGGAAGGTCTTGTCCTTTTCTCCCTCCCAAATTGTGAGTCGGTCCTCAAGGAAATCCTTGAACTTATCCGAGTCACAGTTAGACTTGTATCGAACCTTTTCACCCTTAAGTGCCTCTTCCATCGCGGCAATACGAAAATCCATCGAACGCTTAGCCATTTCATCGGGTGTCAGACGAGTAGAGACTTCCTGTTTTTTTCCAAGTGCCATTTATATTATGGAAGCTCCTATTCTTTATTACTGTAAAGCGTGTAAGAGAACTTATGATGGTCACGCACAATGCTGTTTCGAGATGGAACATGTCGAAGTTAAAATCCCCACAAATACTAAATGATACCACTTATCATAGCCGGTGCCCTCACTGGTGCCCTCGCGTACACTTATATGGGACAGAACCTCGTGTCCGCCTCCGAAGCTAGAAGGCTCATCAAGGAGGGTAAGATAAAGAAGGTCATCGACGTTCGCACCATCACTGAGTATCGTGCAGGACACTACCCCAAAGCACTTCATATCCCTGTGGACAAGATCAATGAAAAGACCACCACAGAACTTCCCAAGAAGGGTTTACTCGTCTACTGCAACACTGGACAAAGGGCCAGATTTGCGGCAGAGAAATTAGAGGAACTTGGATTCGAGAATGTCTACTATATCGCCGGAACGTACAGGGGAATACTTTAAATATGAGAGTAGCCAATGTATCCCTCCTTCTTTACAATCCCTGGTGGTAATGTTTCAATCATCCGAACTTCCGCCTTGACCGATGTCTTGACACCTTTGGGTTTCCCTCTGGGTGGTATCATCAGAGTCTCTTCTTCCTCTTCCTCTTCCTCTTCCTCTTCCTCTTCTGGGGTCTCTGGGTCGGGACCTGGGGCGGGACCCGGGGCGGGACCCGGGGCTGGCTCAGGTTCGACTGTCTTTTTCTTACCAAAGATGTAATTATAATTTGTCGCTATGACGAGAACGACTACAACTAGAAAAGTTCGAAGGAGTCTATAATCGATGCCTTTCATTATACAGTAGTACAATATTTTTTTAGATATTCAAGACGGTCATTTTCACGGTTCATAAATATTGTGAGTTGAGTGACATTACCTTTGAGTGTAACAAGTCCATGCTGCTTCAAAGATGTGACATTTTCGACCCTTGTTATATCAACCCAAGACATCTTCGAACTCGGTGTTTTACTATGATGTATAGCTAAGACAGCGGCATCCCTCTTCGTCTCTCTAGGAACCTGGTCCCCGTCGCAACATATTACAACGTGTGCACCTGGATAACCACTCGCATGCATCCACCAACACTTTGGGTCACTCGAGTTTGTAAGCATATCATTCTCTTTCGCTGATTGTCCAACTCGTATGATGATACCATCCTGTGTGGTATATTCGTGCATTATTTTTCCTCGCTACAAATAGTATGCACGTCGTTCTTAAGCCCAGTCCATCTGTGAGTCATAAGTATCGTGTGATTCTTCCAAGTAAAAGAGCTATAGATTTTGGTCAGAAAGGTGTTCAATATTACACAGATCATGGCGATGCTCGTCTCATGCGTGCACATCTTATTAGGAAAGGTGCTGTGATTCCTAAGAAGTTGCGGATAGAGACAAACCACCGTGAAATTCATCGGGGTATGTTGGGTGTAGATGAAAGTGAAAAGGAAGATTGGGAAGATTTCTTTAGAGCTGAATACTGGGAACGATGGATGTTATTGTCCTATCCAGATGTCAACAAATCCAAGCTATACATGACAATGACCAAGGGTGTCCTTTTCATGCCCCAACCAGAAGATTTATGGTTTTGTGAAGACAGTATTTTCAAAGACCTGTAGAACCAAATCCACCAGAACCCCGTTCAGTATCTTCTACTATGTTAATTTCCTCAATTGGTGGCGTTTCACAACGCTCAAGAACAAGTTGTGCGATACGATCCCCCTTCTTGATTTCAAAGTCTTTCTCTCCATGGTTGAACAAGACGACTTTAATTTCACCGGTATAATCGGGATCAATAACACCCGCGCCAACATTGATGCAGTGCTTAACAGCTAGACCCGAACGAGGAGCTACACGACCATATACACCTTCAGGTAAGACCACCGTGATACCAGTACCTACGAGAGCTCGACCAGCCTGGCACGGAACCATGGCATCTTCGGAGCTGTATAAATCATATCCCACAGAACGATCAGAGCCACGAGTAGGCACAATAGCATCAAAACAAAGTTTCTTGACCCCGAGGGACATCTATTTTTATTACAATCTAATTCCTTAAGTCGGTGGTTGACCAAATCTAGGTGAAATACCATTTCTAGCTCGTTCTTTATATACAAGTTCAAGTAACCACAAGAACATCTTACTATAACTAATTATTTTTCTTCAAATATGTGAGTGTACAAATACCACAACTGAAAATATTTATGAAATATTGACACCCCAAGATATACAACTTGGTGTATACATCTTCATATGCATAAAAGTAAGACAAATATAAAGTCATACATGATTCATAACCAACACGAATCAAAACATTTGATGTGTGATACAACTTATTAATTGCTGGGTACAAGGAGCTGTTTCTAGGTGTAAGTCTTCGAATAGTAAGTAAAGATGTATCAATTTCAACTAGTCCCACACGACTGACGATAAAAGCTTCATATGGGTACATGAGGGGTCTGAGAAGAGCTAAAAGACATACCAAATGATGAAGTACGATCAAATTTCTATACCTATGTACAATTTTCGGTTGGAGAAAAATCCATACGAGGTCGTAAGACATGTATGTCGTAAGGGCGTGCGTCAAAAACATCGGATACACCACATATCCAAAGATCGTCTCGGCGATACATAATACAGAAAAAGGTGCGAGAAATGTTAATGAAGCCACATCATGAATAAGAATGGAACGATCCTTATTCATCCTGTGTTAAGAGGATATTTTTTGCACTCAAAGGGTTTCGAACCCCTGACCTCAAGCTTACTAAGCTTGCGCTCTACCACTGAGCTATGAGTGCGGGATGCTGAGAGCGGGGTTCGAACCCGCGCGTGCGTAGCACAAACGATCTTAAGTCGTCCTCCTTAGACCACTCGGACATCTCAGCCCGAGTATTTTAGTCGTCAAATCTTTAAGCATTTCGGTGGTGGTTCAAACGCTGTTTTCTCTGCGAGTTCCTTACGCTGTTTCAACTTCTTGATATCTGCACCCTGGCAATCATGTTTTGGTAGGTGAATACAACTCGGACAGAAACTTCCTTCACAGTATTGACAATCAATGGGTACACCACATTTTTTCTTACAACGTTGGCAAGGCATGCTATACTATCACCCCCCATTTTTAAGTTCGTGAACAACCATCAAAAACGCAACCGGGTCGTGCCAATACGAACCCACCGTCGCGTTCGGATCTTCCGGGTCGTATGACTCGTCACCCAATATGAAGTCTACACCAAATATAGCTATACTCGGAATATTGGTTGCTGGATACCGCTTCCCAGATCGCCTCATTTCGACAGAAACCTGACGTTTTTGGAGGTTACAATGGTTACAGAGTGGTTGGAAGTCGTCAACCGTCTGTGTCATAGCATCTAACACTCTAGGGTCATTGTAAAGATCGTTCTTGTGGTCAATCACAATACTCGACCTACAACCACATACGACACAAGGTTCATTCTGGAGTGCTTCACGAATGTCGTTTCGAATCAGACGTTTAGATTCGATTTGATCCGGATTCCAACCATCCATTTGAATATGCGTGATTTTACGTTGTTTACCTCTCACAAATTTCCAAATGTACCGATCATCATTCCAGGGGCGATTGTATCGGATATTACCATTTGTAGACCACGGAAGTCCGACATCTTGAATCTCCTCGATGGTCACTTCCCGGCTAATACCACTCTCATCTGGACAAAAGAGACTATCGATGATGTTTAAACGATCTTGGCGAACCATTTTTACTCATCACCTAATTTCATATCACTTAGGCTCTTAAAGTATGTTTCATCAAGTTCGGATCCCACGAATCGACGACCCGTCTCTTTACAAGCAATCGCAGTCGTTCCACCACCAAGAAATGTATCTACGACTAGGTCACCCTCATTTGAGTGTTTCTTAATGAGTTCTTCAAACAATTTGATACTCTTCTGTGTAGGATGAAACCTCTTTTTACCCCCTTGAATTGGAAATTCGTAAATTCCCTTATCGTATTCACCATTGAATGTTGGTTTTCCTTTCTTCACTCCTAGAAGTGCAATTTCTCTAGAGTTTGTGAGATAGTTCACTCGAGAGTTTATGGGTTGTGGGTTCGTCTTGATCCATTCGATGAAACGTAATTGTTTAAACTTATACTTTTCCATGAGCTCTTTGAGATGTGATAACTTCCAAAGATCAAAGAAAATAATACACGTCCCACCATCCCTCAACTTCTTGTAGTACAACTTCATAAAATCTTCAAGTGTTTCCATCGTGAACTTCTCATCCCACTCTCCATAATTTGTTTTGACACTATACTTTGTTCCGTAGATAGTTCCATACTTCAAGAAATTTTCCTTCGCATTTGGTGTTGTTTTAGCGGCATCATTCTCAATGAGATAGTCTTCCCACTCTTTTTCAGTCTTTGTTAAGTTCTTACCAGATTCAATTGCGTCATGAAGAGCATTCATACCGGTTTCATGTGAAATGATATACGGTGGATCCGTCAATATCAAATCTACTGACCCATCGGCCAAACTCTTTAAAAGATCTCGTCCATCACAATGGCGAATATCCATATATCTGTATGAGACTTCTACTGTTTAAGTTAGATAAAGCCTCTTTTGTATATACCAACAATGACTACGGTCGCATTTGCCAAGCCAGTCGTTCCCACTGAGTACTCCCGCCTCAAGACAACCCTAAAGAGGTCTACAGTTGGATATGGTACAGCTCTCAGTGCATCATACTTCATCACACAAGGTGCCGACCAGGGTGTATCTGCTGTTTTGGGAGCCGCTGCGTCGTATGCGTATGTGACCCTTCTATCAGATAGGGTGGACAATTTCGAAAATTCGGCAATTCAGAAGGAGTTTTT